TGATAAGGAAGATGTTAGATATTTGGGTTTATTAAAAAGTGGAGCTCAAGTTTCAGGAGGAGGACAGACTTTTGAAACTATAAATGATATTGATTTTTCAGTACCATATAATAATGCGGGAGTTCCCAATAGATTAAAAATACCAAACTTTGATTCAAATAATAAATTATTATCATATACGATTACTAAAAGAGAACCTGTAGTTAACGGAATTACAAAGATTTTTAGAAGAGTTATTAATCAAGTAGATCAAAAACCATTTTTACAACTTTATTTACCTGAACAAAATGTTTTAGGTGTTACAAATATCATTCATAAAAACGGTACAACATTTTCAAGTAATCCCACAACGGCAGAATTTGCAGACCCAACTAATAAATGGTATGAAGTGAAATCTTTAATTCAAGATAAAGTATTCATTCCAGATCCTACGGCGGTATCGGATAAACATAATTTTACTGCAGGAACATTCCAAGAGGTAAGTAATAAATTTATTACCGAATATACACCTGAAGGATATTTCTCATTAACATTTGGATCAGGCACAGTTAATCCATTAGATAATTTGGATAACTATATGACAGGTCAATTGAAAGTTAATTTATCAACATATCTAAATAATTTATCATTAGGTGCAACACCTAAAATGAACACAACATTATTTGTTCAATATCGTGTTGGTGGTGGTAAAGATAGTAATTTAGGTGTTAATGTTATTACTAATGTAGATGATATCGAATTTGTGGTAACAGGACCTGTTTCAAGTATCAATTCACAAGTAATTCAATCTTTAAGAGTTAATAACGTAACTCCAGCAGTAGGTGGTGCAGATGCTCCGACAATTGAGGAAATACGTAATATGGTTTCTTATAACTTTTCAGCACAAAATAGAGCGGTAACATTAAATGACTATAAATCACTTATTGAAACAATGCCAGCAACATTTGGGGCACCAGCTAAAGTAAGTGTAATGGAAGAAAATAATAAGATTAGAATTAAACTTCTTTCTTATGACGATCAAGGTAATTTAACTGATACAGTATCTAATACCCTTAAATCCAATATTTTAAGTTATCTTTCTGAATACAAAATGATAAATGACTATATTGATATTGTTAGTGGTGAAGTTATCGATATGAGTCTACAAATCGATTTAAACATAGATAAAAACGCAAACCAAACAGATATTATTAAAACGGTTATTCAAGATGTTATTACATATTTTGATATATCTAATCATAAAATGGGTGATCCATTATTTGTTGGGGATTTAAACAAAATTATTGGTAATGTTTCAGGTGTTGTAAACGTAATTGATACAAGAGTTTACAATATGATAGGGGGAGAATATTCATCTGCGGAAGTTGCACAATCATACGTTGATAATACAACTAAAGAAATTGCACAATCTGATAATACTATCTTCATGTTAGCAAATCAGATCTACCAAATTAGATTCCCTAATAAGGATATTATGGTGAGAGTTAAAACTTTAGGTTCGGCTACATTTTAAAATGTTTTTTCGTTATTATATTTAGAAAATCACATAGTTTCTATTTATTATAAGAATGACACAAAAGCATAGAATTTCCACAAATATTGGTGTTGATCAAAAGATCACGGTTGAATTGAAACAAGATTTTGATGTCCTTGAGATATTATCATTGAAGTTTACGCAACAAGATGTCTATACATCAATATGTTCTGATTATGGTGTTGTTTGTGGTAGGGTTACCGCCAATAACGGATTTGGTATTGGAAACGCTAAAATTTCAATATTCATACCTTTAAGTACGGAAGATGAAAACGATCCTGTAATTTCTGCCTTATATCCTTATAAACAAACTTCAGATAAAAACGAAAACAATTATAGATATAATTTATTACCATCCAGACAACAACACGGAGGACACAACCCAACAGGTACATTTCCTGACCAAAGTGATATTTTAACAAGAGAAGAAGTTTTGGAGGTATTTGAGAAGTATTATAGATACACAGTTAAAACAAATACTGCAGGTGATTTTATGATATGGGGTGTACCGGTTGGTACACAAACAATTCACGTTGATGTAGATATGTCAGATGTTGGTTGTTTTTCACTTAGACCAAATGATTTTATTAGACAAGGTTTAGGTGTAGATAAATTTAAAAACAAATATTCATTCAAATCCTCAGAAGATTTAGATTCCTTACCTCAAGTAGTATCTTTTGATAAGATCATACAAGTATATCCTTTTTGGGGAAATGAATCCCTTTGTGAAATAGGTATTACAAGAACAGATTTTGATTTAACAGAAAAGGGTATTAATATACAACCCAAGGCATATGTTATTGGTGGGATATATACCGATAGTGCAAAAAATGCAATTAATAAACATTGTACCCCAAGAAGAAAAATGGGAAGAAAATGTGATATGGTTGCAAAATCGGGTAAAGTCGAAGCAATTAGATTTATGCCTCAAAAAGATCCCGATACTCATTTACCATATTTAGAAGTTGTTGATTTACATGAAGATATACCTGATGATGGTGGATTTGTTTTACCATTGGAAATGAATATGGATTATATTTTCACAAATGAATTTGGTGAAAACGAAATAACAAATGACCCAAATAAAGGTATCCCAACATCAGCATGTTATAGAATGAGAATTAACATGAATGATAATGGTTTATCAAGAGTGAGGGCTAATGCGGATTATTTAATACCTAATATCAGAGAATATCAATTAGGTAGTGAAGTTGATGGTTCTTATATTGATGATAAATCGTATGCATTTTCGACGGATTATAATGATTATCCAACAAGCGCAATTCCATTAATTACAAATAATGTTGGAGGAGAATATTATCCACAAGATTATTTTTATAGATTTAATTATAATAAAGTTTATACGGTTTCATCATTTCAACAACATTATTATGGATCAAATTTAATTGGTCAATTGGGGTTTGCAAATATTAATGAAGCACATCCGGCGGAAGAAGAAGATTGTGGAGATAAAAATACACCACCAACAAACTTTGGTATAAAAAATTATACATTCACATTATTGATTGCCGATGTTTTATTGGCATTAGATTTTGTTTATAATTTAGTAGTTTTAGTTGTAATAAATACATTGGCAAAATTATTAAGACAAATTGCAGAAATTGCAGTTGGATTTGGTACTGGTTTTAGAAGTTTAAGAGGTGTTAAAAATACGTTTATCGCAAATAATACAAGTACTTTAAAGTTAATAAACTATCCGGAATGTGAAGAGTGTAACGCATCACCAAATAATGGTTGCGAATTATACGATATACCGTATGATGAAAGTATGATTACTGGTTTTTTTGTAGGTGATCCATCGGTAACACAAACAATAACAGTCAATGGAGAAAGTACAAATGCGGAAAGTGTTTTACCCGCAAACACTGGTAGAAGATATGTTGCAACAAAGGCACAATTAAAACAAGAAATATTAAATGGGTATCCTTTAGTATCGACAGCCATATATGGGGACGAGTCTGCGAATTTTGTATCAAGAAGTTATATACCATACTCTCAAGATGACGATGTAAGAGGTTGTGTAGATGGTAACTTTTCAGGTGTAAAAACTAGATTTGGAGCAGATTGGGGAACACCGATTGGTGATTTTACTTTAAGTAGAAGAAGTGAGTTTAATAACGGTGTATTTTATATTGTACCAGGTACTCAAAGTAATGGAAAATTAATTAAAATAGTTAGAGAATATTATAGAAGAAAAAGAGTTGGAAAAATGTTTTGTGGTGGAATTGTAAATTATGGTTTTATTGATAACTGGTTATCAGGATCATTATATTTTTTCCAATTTAAAGTTAAAAATATTATATCTAAATTAGAAAGTGGAGTCAGATATTGTAGAGATTTAGTTAGATTTAATGTAGGTCAACAAAGATTCTATTATAGGTCTGCAAAATTTGATGGATATAATTTTGATGCGTCTAAAATAAATCACCCAACAACATTTGTTGATTTGGGACCAAGAGATGAGTTTATTAAGGAAATATGTATCGATGAAAGTTTAGATCCAAACTGTTCAGTGTCACGTAATATTGGTGCAACATCATATCAAGATTTAGGTGAATTAATGGGTTTAGCAATTAATTATAGAATGGAAACTGCGGGTGATAATGGATCACTAGATTTATTTTTCCAAAATGCAGGATTTGAAAGAAAACTAGGATTAACAAATATATTAGATGGAGATATTTTACAATTACTTTCAATTAATAACGAAGCAGGTATAGAACATTTTGATTTACAAGATCCAAAATACATTGGTTATAATTTTAACGATTTAGATCCTGAAATATTTCCCGAAATATATACAGATGGATCTGGTAATTATGGACCATTACCTGTGACATTTGAAATAGCGGAAGATGGTTATAGAATAAGAACTTGTTTAAATGAGGCAACACATATTGATTATGATGGTGTTACAATAGTACAAGGTAGATTAACCGAATCATCACAAACTGTTCCATTCTATTTATGGGATAAAGGTGGTGCTGGATTTGGTCCATATGGTTCAGATAGAAGTAATCAATCTTGGGATTATTTTAATGTACAAACACAACCATTACAAGGTATGACATATGCTTATAACATAACCGGTATACCAAATGATTCAAGTGATCAATATTTTTTACCGCCAATGACACATAATTTTGATGGTATACAAGGTATTACAGGAAATACACAAATTGGATCTATAACACCAGATTATAATGTTATGTCATTAACAGATAATCATAATGATTTTGATGATTATTATCCTGGTTATTCTTTTTTATATATTACTGGTGGAACAGTTAATTCTCCAACAGCGGGAACATTATATGTAAGATATGGTAATGCGGGACAATGGTGGTCAACACCTTGGACTAACAATGAAATTTATATTCATAAAACACAAAATTATTACAACGGAAATACTCAAATTTTATCAACACCATTCCAATTTTATTTTGGATTAATGGCGGGTAAAACAGGTATGGATAAGTTTATTGACCTATTCGGTCCTAAAGGAGCATTCCCACCAGTAACATAATGGAAAAAAAAGAAATATTATTACCGAGTAAAAGGTATTTTAAGGCGGACGAACAAGATTTAAATCTCAATATTCAACTAGATAATGATGAAACATTATTAAGAGAGGGTGATATGGATATTGTTTTAAATTTATCAGATTTATATGATACTGAAAGAAATGAAAGTATACAATATAAAATATATGGTAAAATAAAAATGATCTTTAGAAATATGTATTCAGGTTATACTGAGTACCAACCATTATTAAGAAATTTATATTTGGTAGGAGATGGAACGGGAGATGATATTGGTTTTGTACCATATAATGAATTTGCATTTTTACGAAACGATGTTGTTAGGGAAAAATCAACACCAACAAGTGGTTCAACATTAGGATATAGTAACGTCATACCAACAATACAAGTAGATACTGGTACTCCTCATGGTAGATATACTGGACATACAACAACTACATCAATACAAGCACCATATAAAAATTGGAATCTTTATTTGAGTTATGTGTATGGTCAAGATAGTGGTTATACAATGAATTATACATTATCAGGAGGCACAAATTATAATTTTGTTGCCGGTAATGGGATACCATTCAGAGTAGAAGATGGAGGTAATACGTATATTTTAACATCACCAATTGAACATGGAATGTCTCAAGGGGAATATATTATTTTATCTGGTGGAACATTAACAGGAGATTCAATACAAAGTGGAATAACAAGATCAATTTTTTATATTGATAGTGTCGGTAATCAAACATATAATTCAGAAAAATATGTTATTAATTTATTAAAAAGTGAATTTACTTCAGGTTTTACATTAAATGGTCTATTGTTAGTTTTAGGTAAAAGATGTATAGATATAAATAATATATCAGGTGCAACATCTGTTTATTATGTTCATAAACATAAAACATTAACAGACAATACAAGATATATCATGGATAAAGTTGGATTTGAATCTGC